GTGTTGACGCCCTTCTCGGACGCGCTCATCGGGCCCGCTTCCGCCTTGCTCAGACGGCACGACGTGATCACGCCGCACGTCGAGGCCGGGGTCGCGAACACGGTGAGATACCGTCGCTTGCCACGGAGGTCGATGTCGAACCGGTGGGAATATCCCACCGACGCCGTTGCGGTCACGCCAGCAGCCACGGTGAAGTCCGTGCCAGCAACGAACCCGCTGATGTTGACCTGACCGGAACCGCTCGTGTCGCTCTGAGCCACCCGCAGCACGGTGGCGGCGGTGATCGGAGGCGATGCGGCGGTGAACGGGCTGAACAGCACGTCAATCGACGCGTTGGAAAATCCGAGCGTGTCGATTTCCAGCGAGTGCGTAGCACTCGACGTGACCGCCACCTCGGCCTTGCTGACGCTCTTCGTAGCAGCAACGTGATTCATGGGAACAAAAATCTCCTAGGAGTGTGTCAGGATCAGCCGAACTTGAGAGCCACAACAGGACCGGCCTTGGTGGTCGAGCCAATGTCGTTCACGACCATCGCGTTGCGAGTGGTTGCGAAGGTCAGCGTCTGATCGAACTCGATGTACCGCTCGCTGGCGGTCTTGATCGAGATGGCCCGACGCTCGCCGAAGATAGCGGCTTGCGACAGGTCGCCGAACAGGGCAGCACATCCGCCGGTCGTGCCGGTGAGGCGGCTTTCCATGCTCTGCACCAACGTGACGGGGTAGCCAAGGAACGTCTCGCCGAAGCCAGACGCCACGTTGTCGCTGGAGTTGCCGCCGGGGCCAGACGAGCCGCCGGGAAGCATGGCGAGCCGCAGCATCGCGGAACCCCAGCCAGCCGGTGAGATGTACCACCGAGCGTTCCTGTTCCGAGCGTACATCGGCAGCCGAGCAAGGAGGTCGGTGAAGTTCTTCATCGTCAGGTCGCCGAAGGTCGTGTTGCTCGTGGCAGTCACGACGCTCGCCGAGTAGGCCGACTGGAGAATCTTCACGGCGATGCCGGTCACACCGTGGTAAGCCAGCGTGCCGTCACCGATGAACCCCGAGTTATCGAAGGCCTCGCTGAACGCCTGAGCCGTCTCGACAGCCATCGCGTCTGCGAGGTCGATCACCGAGTCCTCAAGCAGCGAGTTCGGGGTTCGGTTCGCCACGCCCCAGATTCTCGCGTTGAGTTCCACGTTGTCGAACGTCACGTCCGAGGCACTGACTTCGATGTTCTCGCCAACCGGCCGGGCGGTCAGACCGCCGGTCCGACGCGGGAAAACGAGCGTGTCGGAGTTCATCGAGACGCGCTTCGCGTACTGCGGAAACACGCCGAACTCCTCGACAAGGCGGATGATTTCGCTGGACAGCTCCGGGCTGGTCAACACACCGCCGAGCGAGTTGATGCCGCCTGCCTGCACTCGCAGTTCGACGCCGTGATCCTTGCACCACCGACGAGCCTCGGTGTCGCCGAACACGAAGCCCTTGATGTGCATCCCAGCGCGGTAGGCACGCTCGGAAGCATCGGGGCCGGTAAACGCCTTGAGGGGGCCATGATTCTTCGGCACGGCGTACTGACGGGTTTCCACGGTTGGCTCCTTCGCCACGGGGGATTCGATTGCCTTGGCGGGAGCGGAACGCTCCAGCACCGAACGAAGTTCCTTCTCCTTGACGGCGACCGTCTCAAGGAAGTCGATCTTGGCCTTGATCGCATCGGCACGGGCGACGAGCGAGCGGAGCGAGTTTTCCTCAGCAGCCATCGCCTCGGCGTCGCCGCCTTCGCCTTCAGCAGCGGGAGCGGACTCCGCTTCCATCGCGGCTTGAATCTCAGCGGTGACCTTCGCGAGTTCGTCCAGCAGTGCCTTGATCTTGTCCACGTCGCTCTCTCCTAGTTCGATTTCGTGGCGACGCGAACGCATCGCCTACGGTCAAAACTAGGGCTCGCCCCCCACACCCATCCAGCAACGATGCGGGAGAGAGTAAAAGACTCAGGCCACCTTCGTCCGCCGAATCTCTTTGGCGGGGAGGACGTGCTTGTCCGTCGCGCCGCAGCAGCGGCATCGCAAGTACCTTATTTGGTACTCACCGTGCTGCTGGCTTGAAGCGATGAGCAACTTGCCGTCGCGGCATTTCGGGCAGCGGTCGCCCGTCTTAGCGGCCATGCTTCTTGAGGTACTCGCGGAGTTCGTTCGCCTTCGACGCTGCAATCGTGCGGCGTTCGCGATTCGCGAACAGCGACTGCTGAAACGAATCGTAGGACCGCTTCGCCACCGCCACGTCGGAGTCGGGGTAAGCCGGGAACGTAGTCGGCGACACGTCGATCAGCGAGTCAACTCGCTTGATCGTCCGCACGCTGCGGCCTTCTTCCACGCTCCACTCGTCACCGCCCGGCGAGACTTGGAACGCGAATGACGATCCCCGAACGATGCCCGCCCGAATGTTGGCCGCGATGTCCTTCCCGTAGGACGTGTCGGGAACTGGGAACTCATACCGCAGACCCACCTCGTCCACGGTGAGCTTGAGCGTTTCGGGATAGCGGGCCAGCGGGAAGTTCGGGTCGTGATTCCAGAGTGCTCGCGTCTGGAGCGGCTTCTTGCGTCCTCGCCGCTCGGAAACGAGGCTGAAAGCACCAGGGTCAAGCCGCTCCACAAAGTCGCCAAGGTCGAGCGAAAGCACGCCAAACTTCGCCGCGTAGCCGACAACCCACTCGCGGGAATCGTCGCTGCCTTCCTCGCTGCGGCTCTCAATGCGGAGGAGCGGGGTGTCGGACTCAATCTCGTCAATGGAAAGTGAACGTCGTTCGATGTTCATCGTTGTGCTCCTGCCGTTGTTGTCTGCTGCTTCAATCTGCTTGGTCAGTTTGCTCGCCCATGCTTCCCCCGGATCGCCGCCCCACAAAGCCCATGCGATTCGGCCAGCGCTCGGGAATCCGTCCTGGCCTGGACTCCATCCCTCGCCCTTCTTGTCCACCGCGTGGCGGGCAAAGTAACTCGCCATCCGCTTCGCGGTATCGGGTGAGATGTTCGTGCCGTTCGACAAGTCACGAGCGCGAGCGACGCCGACCGCAGTTCCGCCACGGTTGAACTCGTCTCTCCACGCCAGCCCCTTCGCGGCTTCATCGCGGACGCCGCCGGGAGGCGAGAAGTCGATGTGGTCATACTTCGCCATCGGTCGCCTCTCGCTCCTCCAGCGGGTCAATCTTCGTCAGGGTTGAAAACTTGTGGCCCACCAGCGTGTCGGTAGCGTTCCACCCATCGGCCCCTTCGCGATAGACGCGAATCAGAGCCGCCGGGTCATCCTCGGTTCCTTGAATCGTGAACGAAGAATCTGGCACGTTGATTTCGCCATCCCGCACGACTCGCGTAATGCGGCCGCGACCACGCCCGTCACCAGACGCCCACGACACGAAGTCTCCGGTGTCAATGGCATCAGGCTCTGCTCGGTCTTGTAGCGAGCGGCCAAGCGGTGCGGCTGGGGCAGGAGCGGCCTGCTGAGGCTGCACGCTGCCTGCGGGATTGCCAGCCACCACCCCCGCGAGGATCGCCGTGACTTGAGCAGCAGAGATGCTTGGGAACGAAGCAGCAATGAGTGCCGCCGCTCCTTCCTTGGTCAGCAGGCCAGCAGGGATTTGAGCAATGATAGCGATGAGGCCAGTGATCTGTGCTCCGTTGAGCGACACATCGGCAACCTGTGGCTCCTCAGGCTCTCCCGGTGCAGCATCAGTCTGCGGTGGCTGATCAGTAGCCGCGGCGTCGAGGCCGCCCTCGACAGCCTGCCCGTCGATCCCGCTGCCCTTCTGCTGCTGTGCCAGCACGTCGGTCGCGGCTGGATTCTCTCCAAGCGTTCCCATGTTGAGCGGGCGGTAGCGAACGTCGCCGCCTTCCACCGGGTCAAGGTTCTCGGTCGCTCGAATGTCGTTCGTGCTGACCACTCCGATGTCCCACATCGCCCGATAAAACGCTGAGCGGCTGGCAGCGTCGCCGCGAAGCAGGCCTCTCACGTCAAACTCAACGATGTAGCGGTCATCGTCGCCGATGAGGTCGCGGGTGAACGCCGACTCAAAACGACGCAGCCACGGCATGATGCAGTGCGTGACGAACGCGATGTCGGCCTCTGGAGTGTCGGGAGCAAGGCCGAGCCGCGAACCGGGAATGCGAAACAGCCTCGCGATCTCTTCCAACTGGTAGCGGCGTAGTTCGATGAACTGGCTGTCGGTGTTGCTCGCCTGCGGGATGTCGTAGGGCTTGAGTCCGCCCGTGAGGACTGCCGTGTTGTGCGAGTTGCCGACGCCGCCGTGCCGCCTGTCCCACTGCGAGCGAAGTGCCTCGCGAGCCTCGGCGTTGAGTTGGCCCTCGGTCGAAAGAACAAACCCGGGGCGAGCACCGGCCGCAAAAAAGCGTGCCCCGTGTAACTCGCAAGCCCGGGCGAGTGCAATAGCGTCTTTGCATTCCTCAACAATCGAGAGCCCGTTCACGCCGTCATCGGACGGTCCGCGAATCTGCAGGATTTGTTCGTTGTTGTAAGGAGTCTCGGTGCCTTTTTCTTCCCGGTACTTGTAGCGGAGGTTCCCGTTTTCAATCCGCTCGATCTTCATGCGGCTCGGATGGAGCGGGACAATCTGCCCCGCCTTGAGTTCGCTAAAAGCGTTGCCCCATAGTCCAACGTGCATCACAGCCTGCTCGCGCCACTCAAAACTCGTCTGCCAGCCGTTTGGTTGCGAGTGGAGTTGCTTGTAGAGCGGGAGTTCTTTGGCGATCCGCTTGCCGCCTCCCGCTGATCGCTCAAGCACATGAAGCGGCAGGCCAGCAACGGTTTCCGCGATCACTCGCAGACAAGAAAACACCGCCGCGACTTGGTGAGCGTTGCTTGAGTTAATCCGCACGCCAGCCGACGAGTGGCTCGGCGAATCATCGTCAAACATTCGCTCCTCGTTCGGGAGCCACAGGATTCGGTGCTGCTGGTTCGGGGCGATCATATGAAGAAGATTTCGGGCGTTTCGTTCGGCTTCTGCTCGCTGCCAATCCAGCTTCCAATGCCTTGGCACAAAGCCACGATGCCGTCGATTCGCTCCGTTGACTTTGCTTTGCTCGGGTAAATGTTTCCGAACCTGTCCTCGTGGACAGCCACATTCCCAGCGCACCACGACAGCACGGGATGGCCGTTGTGCCTGATCTTTGAGTTAGCGAGAAGGTTCTCCAGCGTGCGGGCAGGCGCGCTCATGGCGCGGCCGCCCTGTGGATAGCCTCTCACCTCAACCCCGTCCCCTTGCAGCATATTGGCAAGCATCTGGCCGTTGAACTTCAAGTCGACCGCCAGTTGCCGCACGCGGTACTGCTCGCAGATTTGCGAAATGTCGCGGTGTAGCACCGTGTAGTCGGTCACATTTCCATCCGTCACCTTGATGAATCCGTCCCGTATCCAGCCGAGGTAGTCCACTTTGTCGCGGGTCGTTCGCTCGGCGGCGTTCGCCTCTGGAATCCAAAAGAACGGCAGCACGTCAATGCTCCCGTCTTCCGAATCCGGGCAGACAAGCACTAGAGCCGACAGGTCGTAGGTGGTTGCTAGGTCAAGCCCCGCGTACACAGGCCGGTCGGCAAAGTCGCGGAGCGGCACGGCTCCCTGCTGCCACGTCTCTGGTGACAGCCAGCGAACATCGGAAGAGGTCCAAGTGTTGAGCCTGTATCTGAGGAAAGAGTTGAGCTTGGTCGGCGACTGCTCGGCCTCCTTCACATCAAGGGCAAAGTCTCCCGGCTTGATCGTCACGCCCCACGACGGATTCGCCTGGGGCCACACGTCCGGGCTTTTCCAGTCGGCCTCCTCCTCCATCTCGTAGATGCAAGAGAAGAACGTGGGGTCGTGCTTCCAGTTCGCCGCCACCGCCTTCGCGTACTGGTACTGCTCGTAGCAGATTCCTTTTCGGTCGTAGCCCGCCGTCGTGATCGAGACGAGGAGCGGCTGCTCGCGGGCTGCACCGCCGTACCTGAGCGCGTCCCACAGCCTGCGGTCCTTTTGGGCGTGGAGTTCGTCAAAGAGCAGCCCGTGAATGTT